CATTTGGATGTGATGAGAATAAGTGAGGAAACATTTTGACCTTGATTTCACTTGGATTAGTTTGAATCTTAGTAACTATATTATTTTGAAGAAATAAAAGAAATCTCATCTCTTTTTTATGACCTGTATGTACATACTTATTATCATGAGATAAAGAAAACCATAGTGGGTTTGTAGCAGAGAAGTGAGTTCCTACATTCATTAGAAATTTTATTTTACTCATGTCTCTCCTTTATCAAATTCAATAAGTGATTTCGATACTTATCTTTGTCAATATTTAGAAATGGTATGTACTTCCTAATTTTCATACCAACAACCTTCCACACTGGATCTTTGAGTTGTCTATCATAATCTTTACAGTATCCAAAAAGTTTTTCATAAACACACATCTCCTCCGCACTTATATTACCTGCTAGATGTTCCTTGAGAATAGGTGGATGACCATTTGATGCATCAAAAAATTCATCGTAGGTATATTGATCTAAAAATTCTTCTGACTTTTGTTTGAAGTGATAGAATAAACTTTCATTCCTTTTTTGCCACTCTTTGTAAATGGTTTCACCAGACCTGATGATATTTCCTATCCATAATCCTTGTGGATCATCTGTGTTTACAAAATTTGCAAGGAAGAAATTCCTTATCTCAGGATCCTTATACTTTCTTGACATTTTTTCAAAAAAATATCTATCTTTTCTTTTATAGAAGGAATCTATTTTTGCTCTTGATTTCCCTCCATATTTTTGGTAGTCATACTTTTCCTTGGTAAAGTGATTTTTATACGCAAGGTACTCTTTGTAAGTGTCAAATGGTGTCAATGTAGGCAATGGATTTTTCCTCAAATAGAAAGAAACTTCGCTTTTGAAGTTCTCTTTAAGTAATTAAGATTCATAGCGTTACCCTTGAGTTTTTCTTTCATGGGTTTAGTAATAAGTTTAGATACAGATTCAATCTCAATACTATTTTGTTCACAGTAATGACAAATTGCCTCTATGTAATTCATACCATTATTATTCTGGACAAGGTTCTCAATGTCATTAGTGAACTTATCTTGGCATAGAAATTTATTTTTTAATACTGATCTCATCTCCGCTTTAGTTGCCATTGAGTTTATCCTCTACAAATTTGTTGATGTACTCTACAAGAAGTCTCATATACTTAAGTTTATCATACTCTTGATAAACTGTCACCTCTCCATTTTCACATGTCATGAGTATGACAAGTTTCTTTACAGGAATACCAGTCCTTTCATAAAACATACAGGCATATGCTGCTGCCTGTACAAAATAGTTTTGAATCCAATCCTTTGGTTTAGGTTTAGCTGCTGTTTTGAAATCTATTATTGACAACTCACCATCATACTCTGCAATACAATCTACCGTGCCTGCAACACCCAACTCGGTAGAATAGAGACTTTTTTCAAGAGCGTAAATGTTATTTATCTTTTCTAAAGATTCTTTTGCCTGCAAAAATAACATTTTTGAACCAGGTGTATCAGGATCTACGTCCTTGTTTAGTAAGTGACTTTCTATTAGAGTGTGTACTTTGGTGCCACGACTTGTGGATCTTTTAGTTATCCTATCTGCCTCTTCATTACCAACCCTCTTTCTCCAATCAACAAAAATTTGTTTATTGAAATGTGAGGTCACAGAGGTGATAGACACCATTGGTCTACCCTCCACTGTGTAGTATCTCACTCCATCAATAGTCTTCCTACTCAAAGAGGGAAGATCACATTCCACATGATTGAACATCACATACCTAACTCAATTTTACTTACAAGATAACTTTTAACAAGACCTGACCTTACGATGTCATTGATATTGAACTCAACCAAGTCAAATTCAGGCATGCGTTGAATGATTTTTTGAAAATCTAAGATGCCATTTTTTTCATTGGTCTTTACGAGATCCGTTTGTGCTGCGTCACCACAGAACATGATTTTGCAGTTCTCTCCGCACCTTGTCATTATACTATCTAACTCATGAAAATTCAAGTTTTGAGACTCATCTACGATGATAATTGAATCATCAAGTGTTGTTCCACGTATGAAAGAGGTTGACCAAAAGGTTACGCTCTCCTGTGTTTTTAGATTACCCCATAACATCTCAAATTCTTGATCAGTGGGTAACTCAAACATATATTTTACCATATTTTTATATGGTATTTGATATAAAAATGATTTATCCTCATGATCGCCAGGTAAAAACCCTATCTCCCTTGTTGATACAAGGGATCTTACCAATACTACTTTGGTGTATGGAGTTATGGGATCCAACACATCCCTCAGTGCGTTATACAAGGTTATAAAAGTTTTTCCCGTGCCTGCAGCACCATAAAGAAATAAGTTCTTACCCTCTTTATATGCTTCAAAAGCAAGTTTTTGATTCGTAGTTATAGGTTCAATAGGAACCATCATGTCTACATTATATGGTTTCTTTCGCTTCATTTGTTTAATTGTCATACCAGCACCAACGCTGGTAGCCATTTTCTTTTTTCTTGCTGGCATTAGAAGTGAGTAGTTTTCTGAGGTTTTACATTTGAGCCTGGTATTTGTGATACCTTAGACAGAACTTCATTCCATCCGCCATCAGTTCTTGAGTACACATCTCCTGTGCCACTCACCACTCCTCCTGATCCTTTTGACCAGTCTTTGTCCCAATCAGGGTTGTCTTTTCTCCACTCTTCATACTCTTTCATTGTCATAGACAATTCTTTTGTCTCACCTGTTTTTAGGTTTTTTATTGGGTATGTTGGCATGTGTTATTGCGAGTGATTTATTTATTGAGTCCTGAATAGCAGCACTAAAATGTAGTGGTTTAGCGGTACACATGTTGCATACCTTCTCTGGTATTCTACTATTAGCACAGAATTTTGTCAATTCATCATCATTACAATCAACAGGAACTCCATCCATAATATATTCTTGCCACTCATTAGAGTCCTTTTGTTCAGTCACGGTCAATAATTCTCTCAAAAATGCGGTATTTGGACATTTCCAAAGATAACCATTGTATAACTGAGAATTAGGACAGGAACAAACTTTGTAACTTTTACTGATATTATTATGATTATAGGGGTACACCTTACCGCCTCGTTTTTTTATTGAATCAAACCATCTATCCTTCCCTGTGTGGTGTTCGGTCACCAACACTTTAGGGTGATTAAATTTTTTTATTATGTCCACCACCTCTGGTAAATGCACACTCACTCTCAAGTATATTTGAGGATCATCTAATGCTCTTTTAATCCAAGATTCATTTTGTAACAGAAGTAAACCGTTAGTGTATAGATAGACAGCATTTTTTGTGTGTAATCTGCACTCATATAATATTTCCTCACATCTAGGGTTGAGTAAAGGTTCGCCACCTATAATAGATATCCTATCTATCTCCAATCTTGGTAAGATAATTCTTATATCTTTTAATAATGCATCGGTGTCCAACTTACTTGCAGCAGAGAAATAATTACTGAAGTGGTTGCAACCTTTGCATGACAAATTACAACCTATGGTGGTGCTTATGTCAAGAATGCTCAGCTTGGGCAAGATAAGCAGCTCCTATACTAGTGCCTCCATCAGTTGAGATGGGTTCAGCATAAATTTTTCGACCAAGTTTTTTCTTTAGCATGTAGTTGACAGTACAATTCAAGAAGCAACCACCAACAAGTATCAAGTTCTTTTCCGATAGATTTGCCAGCTCAAGTGCTCTTGTTTCCCACTTTTTTTGCACTCTATAACAATCACTAAGTCCATAAGATGCCTTTCCCATCACCTTTCCAGCGTCCATGTGATGCCAACCATGTCTAATACAACATAATTCAAACTCCTTGCCAATACCTACATCATCTTCATCAAAATATTTTTTATGTACTATATCCCATGATGGTAAATCAAATATGGTTTCTGTCTCTATTTTATCATTCTTAGAACCATTTGCATCCACCACAATAGCAACGGCACTATCAAAACCAGACCTATACCATGCACACGCAGCATGGCATTTATGATGTAGATGTCTGTAATCACAAACTCTAGCGTTAGGAAACATTTTTATCACCTTTCTCAACTCAATTACAGATTGTAATTCTTTTGAAGGTTTATCCCAGTAAGCGTCTGCTACTGCTATAACGTCTATATCACATGTTATGAGGTGTAATAGTGATTTAATTGAATTGCTGTATTTTTTTCTATTAATTCTCTCTGATTCAACATACAAATCTATCACACCATTTTTCATGATGCAGATGGATGCGTTGTTAGATAAGTTTACTCCTAATATATTCATAAAAACTTAAGGGTCAAAAAATTTCCCGAATTTTTTTTCCCAAATATTTGAAAATAAAAAGTCATTTTCCCCTGAGTTTACCGATCTCTGGGAAGTAAATGTAATCAATGTCGCTACCCTCTAGTGTTCTGATAGCATCCTCTGGTGTCTCAACCATAGGTTCACCTGCTAGATTAAACGATGTGTTTAATAGTATAGGAATTGATGTGAGTTTTTCAAACTCTACTATCAAATCATAGAAGTGTTGGTTCTGTTCTCTTGTAACAGTTTGTACTCTACATGTGTTATCAACATGATTTATCGCAGGTATATTGTCCACCCACTCTTCTCTCACGTCAACAGCAAAGGTCATGTAAGGTGACTCATCCAACCCTGCCATGTCAAAATATTTATCTGCATGTTCCTTTAAAACTGTGCCTGCAAAGGGTCTGAACCCTTCTCTATGCTTGATAGTATTGATCTTATCTCTACCTGCTGGATCTCTTGGATCATAAAGTATAGAACGATTACCTAATGCTCTAGGTCCTGCCTCTGATCTACCTTGAAAAATTGCTATGACCTTTCGATGCTCCATTGAATAAAATTTACCTGAGTCAATGTCTACATCTCTCTCACCGAAAGCTAACAAAGATGCTACTTGTCTAGGATTGATAGTGTCACCATCAATATCAGACAAATCATATTCAGGTCCTAGGTAAATTGTTTTCATAACCAACAAGGTTTTCTAGAAGGGTCACGTAGATAGTTATTAGAGACCCAAGGTTTAGATGCAATATATCTTTTGTAGGCAGTGAAGATGTCAATAGTTTTATCATGCTTGAACTGATCAGGACCTGCAAAAGTAAATGTTGATGGTGTTTTATAGTAACCATAAGGTATTATACTTTGTGCTTCCTCGATAGTTTTTTGACAACTATGCACCTTATTATATCTATGTGTATATTCTTGACACAATCCTATACCATGAGCAACTAACCACCATGTATTGATGAGAGATTGATTTGCCCAAACTGTACAAGGATGATTACGAAATGCACCTTTCTCTGTCTTGTATGGTTCGCCATTGATTCGATGTAACTGACCATAACTATGTCCCCACTTATCAGAGCAAACAATAGATAGCATCTGACAAGTCTCTAATGGCATCTTGACGACATGTTTGTCAGGTAGTACCTGAGCAGAGACATAGGGTGAAGGATCGGTGACAAATATATTCATTCATTTGATCTCCATTGTTTTCTCATGCTAACATATGTCTCATTTTTTGCAACTAAATCCCTAACTTTCTTAAATATTTGTGCGGACTTAGCATACTTATTTGTAGCATGATCTGGATCTTGGGGTCTTACTTTTCCTTCGGCATCATATTTCTTGCCTGTCTTATGATTGGCATATCTCCTTGACCTCGTAAAACCCATCTCTAAAAACTTACGACACATATCCATACCAATAAAATCTTTTTTATCTTGGTAGTCTTTATACATACCGTAGATATGATTGGAAGATTTTACTGCAAGTTCTGGAGTCTTGAATCTCCAATAAGGGCATATATCGTGAGTATAAGGGCGAACCAATAGCACTCCTTGTTCTCCCCTTCCAATGCGATAAAGTTTGCGATTTTCTTCAAGTGAAAAGTCAATCCTACTATAATCGAGGTCATAATTAAATTCCTTCATAGTTTTTTGTATCAGATGTATCTTGGAGTGAAGTTTACCTTGTCCTTAAATTGTAATGCGGGATCTGATCTTATAGGATCGTGATCCTTTTCACTCGGAAGTTTTCCTGTTGCCAGATAATCAACAACATCTCTACAACCTAAAAGGTATGCTATTGTTTCTTTATTTTCTGGACTTTCTTCTTCCAATCTCTTGGTAAGTTCTTTCATAAGTGCCTCTAAATTTTCAGTAGGTTTCTTATGTAAATCAATATTATACTTATTACCATCAACGGTAAACCTAAACTCTGTTTGTGTCATAATACAGTTATAATTCTACTAGATCTATCGCAAATCCATTTTCTGACTTCTTGTGATTTAAATCTACGATGTAAATATTCTACTGCCTTTCTTGGTTCTGCAGCATCACCACAACAAAAAATGTCACACTTTGCAATACTATTTTCAGGCCATGTATGTATGCTTATATGACTCTCTTCAAGCAAAGCATAACCTGTAACACCTTGTGGGTCAAACTTATTTGTATCAATTCTTATGTAAGGTGATTTAGCAATTACCGATGCATTTATAAGACTATCCTTTATAAATTCCTCCTCATTAAGAAGGTCATAGGGGCAATCTATAAGGTCAAATAAGATGTGTATCATAATGATGTAGTAAAGCAGATCCTATTGCGGTGCCACCATCGTACGCAATTGGATCGACGTATAAATTTATGTCTAACTCTTTTATTATACTTTGATTTGCTGCACAATTCAAGAAAAATCCACCACTCAAGACAACATTACTCTTTCCACTCAATTCTATTGCTTTTCTCACCATAAAAATTGCATGTTTTTCTGCCGATTTCTGTAATCTATACGCTAAGTCCTCCCATCTAAGCTCAGCACCTGTGTATTTTGTTGTGTTGCCATCTGGTTTGAACATAGTGCTACACAAACTATGATCATACTCTTCATTAAATATGTCAGCAGGGACTGCGGAATGACCGTAGGCAGATAGACCCATGGTTTTACCTGCCTCTATCTCTTCAAAACCACAATAACGTGAAACATTTCTAAACGCCTCACCAACACTGACCCTATTACTGTAAAGATTACCTTTATACCAATATGGTTCATCCATTAAGTCTGTCTCATCCTCACTCCAAAAGGTAGAGTAATGTTTGAATAAGGGTGTAAACTTACCAGAATAATCATAGATGCTTTCTATCTCTGCATACTTAAGAGAAACACCTACATCACCAAACCCTGATACTCTTGACACACTATCATCTGTGTAGTAGGATCCCTTACCATCCATCACTACACACACTGCATCATCGAATCCAGAATTATAAAATGCATTTGCAGCATGGCACTCATGATGCCTTTGTCTATAATCTATAATAGATAAACACCCTTTTGACTTTGCAATTTTACAGATTTCGTTTTTTGCTTTAGTTCTTTCAAGGTATCTTTTTTTATTATTTCTTGTAAAACTATCACATATGGCAAGAGCATCAATGCTAGAATCAATATACTTATTGGTAAGAGTTTTCGCACTGACATCTCTTTTAGATCTTGTGACACGTTCCTCCTCTAAGTAAAATTCTATCTCACCATCATTTAATATAACAAGCGAACCATTTTTTGCAAGATTTATTCCTGCGATTCTTTTTCCCATTCCAATGCCTCACTAACAGCAGGAAACTGCTCAACAAATACATCCTTAACTGCTTTAGCAATCATCATGTGCTCTTTCTGAGTGCCATGTGCAGATCTTAAATTTATATAGTGTATCCAAGAACGACATGATCCTGTCATATAAATTTTAGTTGGCGTACAAAGTGGTAACACCATTCTAGCACACTCTTTTGCAACACCACACTCAAGCATCTGATTATATAATGCAGAGGAAGAACTGAATAAAGTTTTCATTTGCTTATTCAATTTATCTACAATCTCAGGATCTAAATCATCAATAGAGTTCTGTCGATTTTTTGTATCTTGTCTTCTCAATTCTGGTAATGCAACTGCCTCAAGCAATTTAGTGTCAGCATACCTTTGACTAAATTCTTGAAAAGTAAATGATCTGTGTCGTAATATTTGTGCTGCGATTGCACGGGTGGTCTCAATTTCTACCGTCATGGTAGATTGCTCAAACACAGACCAATGGTTGTGCTTAATGCAATACTTTAATAGTCCAGCATATTTTTCGTTCTCTTGATTAGAAGGATTAGATACTCTGGCAATGTATGCCATCGTCTGTTCAGCGTCAGGAGTGATGCTTACTAATTTTACTGTCATGTTTTTTGAATTAAAAACTTCTTGATGTCGTCATATTCTAGCACATAAAATTTTGATTTATTTTTATGTTGTGCTAACATTTTTTCTAATCGATGCTTGCCATCAAGTAGTCTATATTTTTTATTGAATGGATTAGGTGTATCTATGCACAAAATAGGAGGGTAATTTATGTTACAATTATGATACCTTACTCCATAACAACAAATACATTTATCTCTTCTCTGCTCCATAGGTAAATGCATACCCTTCCATGCAATATCATCAAACAATACGTCTTGCAACCTATCATCTGTCAATAGGTGTTCTATATGTTTTAGTTTCAATACCTGCTCATGTTCTGATAACCTCCAGTCACCGTAGGCACTGACGATACATCCATGAACTCCACGTAGATTATGCATCAGAGTTCCTCATCAAATTCAATTGGTTCAATATCATCATATCTATATGATTTTTCGTCTGAAAATACCTCTGCTTTCAACGCACCGAGTAGTATCTCAAGATCATTTACAATAATTTTTAGTTTATCTCTGTCCATAAAAAATAATGTAGGGGAGGTTGGATTTCTGTATACCAACAAAGAACGGGCATTACTACAGAGTAAAAAACGTTCTTGCCTGAGACCCGACTGGTAAGTCGATTCACCGAACGGTGCAGCACCACCTGTGTCTCATCACCTTATCCAGCGTTTGCCAGAAAGATTATTCAGTCACTCCCACGTAACCGTCGTTACTCATTTATTATAGCACATGCAAATATATTGTCAAGCTTTATATTCAATTGGTTCTCCCCAGTGCAGTGGCAAACTTCCAAAAGTTTCCTTCCACTTTTCATAAACAAAATTATATTTTTTTCTGTAGTACCAATATATGTCTGGGGTAAGTTTTAGTAAGTCTTGTGCATACGCTTGACAGGGAACATCTTTGTCAAACTTTACAAAGTGACCTTTGTCTGGTGCATACAGGTTTTTCCACAAGTCTGATTTTTTGATGGGGTGTTCTAAAAATTCAGATAAAACCGTCACACCGTCTCCTTCCCATAATTCCTCCATGACAATGCAATAGAAATTATCCTTAAATAATTTACGAATCGTGTTTATATCATACACATAGTCATCCATGCGTAATGAAAGAGGTAATATATGTCCCTCATTTTTATGAATATTTGCATCCTGTATCTTTTGAAATCTATAAAGATAATTTGCGAAAGCACGACGTATAGGATCTCTAGCGATGCATAGAACCTTGACATCAAATTCGGATTTGAGTGTCTTTGTATATCGCTTAATTGATTCAATTTTATTTTTAAGAGGTTTAGTTTCTTTTTTTCTATAATCATCTAGTCTTACACAACGACCCATGTAAGCATCACCTACAGACTTGTAACCTTTGGTAATAACATGATCATGAAGTGCATGAAAAAAATCCATGTACTTTGAGATTGATGGATTACCAGTGACAAGTTTAGCAAGGTGATTATTGGAGAAATCATCAAGAGGTTCAAGATCAACTCTAAGATTCATTCTATGGGTTGATGGTTGATAAGATTTGTAGTTTTCCCAAGTGCCTTGAGAGTGCTTTTTATAAATTTTATCAGCATTATTATAAGACGCATTTGTATAAATCAACTCATTATTTTTCCATTTAGGTCTTGATAGGATCTTAAAAATTTTGGTGTAACCAAAGTGAGCGTACTTAAGGTTACGCTGAAGAGTGTAAATAAGAGGAGAGGTTGCAGAGTGACCCCAACCACAAAATAATAACATTTTTGGTTTCATGTTAGTGAGACCTATCAGTATAATTGTTCGTTATTGGCATGCTTATCACAGTTCATCAACTCTTTATTATGATAATTTATATGCAGTAACTCAACAAGAATAAAAAACCCCACTAACATGATGTTACATATTGTTAGGGGGTGAGTAATAATTTTAATCATTAGAAGTAAAAAAGGAGGTGCATGACACCTCCTATGAATCAACTACAAGGACTTGCCTTGCTCTTGACTTTGATGCCACGATACATTAGATCATGACGTTGACGCTTTACATTCTCTTCAAGAATTTTTGCGTTGTACTCTTCAGTGTCATACTCGACACCACGATAAGTGACTTTTGCCATTGGTTTTCTCCAAAGTAGTAGGGTGAATACCCGTTCCTTCAGTCAACTTGTGCGTCCCATTGGGATGAACGATCCGTTCCGAGTCGGCTTACTTGCGTCCTTTACAGGATGAACGTATGTGTTGATTATAACACATTCATATTATATAGTCAAGTTATCTGTCTCTCCATTTTATTTCGTCACCAAACGCTTGCTCTACCACACTACGTGTTATTTTATACTTACTTTGAAGGTCACCATCTTTTGCAAGACATATTACTTCTGCCTCATCAGCATGGAGTCCCTCTAGGAGTTGAAGAAATAAAGTTTCTCTTCTCATGTTAGAGAGTTTATCATTTCCTCCTCTAACGTAATTATATAAAGTTCTCCACTCGTGCACTAATCTAGTGTGCCCCACTCCAGCAGGAGCATCATTACGTTTGTAAGGAACATCACCCTCAGGCACTGCACTGTCAATCCCTTTGTCAAAATTCCAAATAAGAATTGCTTTTACATCGTCACGTTTGTATTTTGATAACAGTTCAACTTTTTGTGCAACTGTTTTCTTCCCATGTACTGCTTTAAAAATTTCAGATACCAAGGGATCTTTTGGTAATTTAGCCATAATTAATCATCATCATTTTCTTTTATATCACCCTCGAATCTTATAGCAAGAAGTTCATCGGGTAATGGATTCCCATTAGCATCAAACATTTCTGGATGGGAATATTGTATAGTTGTGTCTTGTATATATGCTCGAACAAGATAACCTATCACAAGACCTAAACCTAGTGTGAGAATACCCACTGAAATTGATAGTGCGATGATTGCTTGTTGCATTTTAGATCTCCATTGTTTGTACTTGAGTTGCTCTCCAGTTTTAGGGTTCCTCATCAAAAGTTCGGCACCTTTATTTAGATCACCTAAATCAACTTTTTT